AATAGTTTTTTCTACTCTCTCAAACTTACCCTCCTTCATCATTTCTTCAGGTGGATTAAAAGTATCATCTTTCTCAATTATTCTTTCGCCACCCCCGTCTAAAATCTTCTTTTTATAAACAAACTTCTTAGTAGTCTTGTAATTAAAATAAATAAGGGTAGCCGTGTCTTTAAAGAATAAACTATTCTCATAAAACCTATTTACATTGTAATAATCATACCACGTTTGACTGTATTGAGATATCTTTTTTAAGTCATCTCTAGTTAGGTCAGGATCAATTTTAATCAACTCTGCTATAGGAAGTGTTTTAACTTCTCCCCAGTAAAAACAATCTTTAAAGTGAGGATCTTCTGTGTAGCTATACACTACATTGGCGGGATCTACATAGTCTACTTGAACACCACTACCTGGTAAAAACTGATGTTTAGCCATCCCCACTCCAAGAACCGTCATATCATAATCAATTCTTTTTTTAATATCTTGATAGTGATTCTCCTCTAATACTGTATTAATAGCTTCTTCTTCAGCAATCTCAATAGACGGTTTGTATTTTAATTGCATATGCAGCTCAAGCTCTTCATTGTTTTCAGGAAGCTCTTCTACATCCGTCATAAAAGGATCAATTCCAAATGACTGCTGAAAGTCGGTGAATATGTCTTTGTTCAACATATCTCTTTCTACCAGCTTCTGATACTTGTTTCTGTGTTCACTAGACAATGCATCTTGAGCATATGCCTTAACGTGAAACAATCTATTTGACATTCCGTTAACTACAATGTCTACAAACTTGGGAAGTATTGGAACTGGAGTCCAATCTAAGTTGAGGTAAGACAAGTCACCATCAACCGCTAGTTCATTCTTATACTTAGCAACAGATTGTTCTCCTCTTGCATATCTTCTTAATTGATTAAAAGATTGAAGTTGACTGTAATACCTACAGCTGCCTCCGCCTTTTCTAAACCATTCATACTGAATAGCTTGACCTACCTGTAATCCATATTCCATTGTTGCCTTGTCAGCATCAGTGGCAAATTGATCTGGAAAACCTGCGGGGTTTATTAATAATTCAACGTCTTTCATTTATTTCAGTAATTCGCTTATATTCCCCTTATTAGCATATCTTGCAAAGTTAATGCTTATTTTTGACTCTTTTTTGACAGGTGTATACAAATGTTTTTGGTTCGCCATTATAGCTAAACCAGAGCTTATGGAGGCATCAAACTTGGTTCTTTTATTGATGTCAAACCTAGCCCAATCTTCTAAAGTTCTAGTAAAATACATTGAACCCATTTCATCCATCTCCCTCATCTCATTAGTCATATCTAAACCTACATACTTTTCTACATAAGACTCAATAGCTGATGCGTGAGACTGCTTAACATCTTCAGAAGTATTAGGAATACCACCCAACTCTTTTTCTGTCTTAGATAGTTTATTGAATTGTTTATCTGGTCTATTCATACAAAAGCCTCTATATCCTCTGTTTTTAAAGTGGTATAATAACCTTGGCTTATTGTTTTCACAAAGTATAGGCATACCGTAAAATACACACGCCATCAACACTTCTTCAAAAAATATCTCTGCTGTTTGTGGTCTAGCTACATACTCCAAGAAAAACTCATTGCTTGGTGCATCATCCATATTAAATTTAGTCATCCCGTGTAAAGCTCCATTAGAACCTTTACCACCTACAGTTCCTGAAATATCATAACTATCACAACCAAAAGAACCAACGTGTTCATTTCCAGGGTAGTATTTACCGTTCCTTTGTTCTTTTCTATTTTGCAACTCGTATTTAGGTAACCAACTAACTAAAAATCTTCCTGATTTATTAGGACTCCATATTACTCTAGAATCCTTAACTCCATTCTCCCAATAAAAACTTCCTCTTGTTAGATACTTAGCCTTCATTAAGCCATCATTATAATCTATCTGCTGGTATATTTTAGTTAAGTTAAATAAAGACTGCTTACTCTCATCTCTAAATGCGTGAGACTCCGTTCTTGGAAACTGTCTGTAGAATTCATTTAAGGCATCTGCATCACTTTTTAAAGAGTCTACTTCATTCTCCCAGTAATTAATAGCTCCCGTAGTAATGTACTCACCATCGTTTCCCTGAATAGGTTTGTCTGGAGTTTTTAAAACAGGCATTCCGTATTTATCTATATAGCCTTCAAAATTCCACTCCATAGGAATGAATAAAGAATACAATCCAGATTTAGTTTGACCATTCGCATTTCTTTTTGATGGATCTGAGTCGTAGTACAGCTTCTTAAAATTAGCACCTCCTTTATCTAAAGCATTTGAAGTGGAGCCCATCATACACTTGCCAATAACTTTACTACCTAATCGTAAACAAGTTTTAGTAACACGCCAATTATTAAGTATGTTTTCTGGTTTTTCCCACTTACCACTTTCATCGTGAATAAGTAACTGTAGTTTTTCTCCATCATAAGAGTTGTCAGAAGTATTACGCCAATCTATAGTAGTATCTAATCCTTCTAACTCTTGATCATCAGATAAATACATATTACGTTTAGTAATCTTACTTGCCGGTACACGATAAGATAATTCAGTCTTTGGTTTATCCATACCATCTTGAATAGGCTTAAAAAAGAAAGGATAGTTGTTAGAGATAGGAACTATTTTATCTGTAAACATCTTCTTGGCATCGGTTCCTGTCTTAGATAAAACTCCTATTCGAGCATCTTTAGATATAGTAGCTGTGTTCACTGTCTCTGATGAACCCATAAAAGAAAACCCAGAACGTCTTATCTTTAAATAGCACATCCCAAAACTCCTCTTGTCTGCCTTACAAGCCTCCCAGAATAAAAAGAATATTCTATTGGCCTCCCTAAACTCAGGATGACCTACATCAATTTTAGTCCATTGCAAATAACAATAATGAGTACCTGTAATGTAAGTAGGGTTGCCGTTGTTGTTAAACCAAAAACCTTCTTCTCTTTTGTCAAATTCCTGCTCAATATAGCTTACCCAAGCATCTTTGAATTCAGCTGACATTTCATTCCATTGAAATATAGATTTAATTTTAGACAATGCTTTAGGGTAATCAAAAGGCTGCCAACATTTCTCTTCATTAGAATAGCATTTAGCAGGTGTTTTAGGCAGTCCTATTTTTAATCCTTGAATATCGTATATGTCACCAACAGTGCCGTTTTTAGAAATAACAACAATATCGTACTTTTCGTTGTATCCATACTCCCAGTTTTTGGCTTTATTCTTTTTAGCCATCGCTGTTCGTGGAACCACATCTTGTATGATTCGGTATAAGTTATTTCGACCTTCGCTCTGCAAACCCTTGATTACTACTTGTTTTATTTACACTATTTAAAGCTTCTTCTTCTGCATCAATACGATTTAGTATTTCAAACGCATCAAAAATGGCTAGTTTCTTAGTCGCTGCTGCATTCTTTAACCTGTCTGCCGCTAACTCGTCATCGAGGTCAGGCTTAATAATCTTTTCTTGAGCGACTTTTATTAGTTGTTCTACTGCAGCTCTACCAGCCTTAATGATTTTTAATTTAATTTCTTTGCTCATAACGTCATTGTTATATTCTTAGATTTCATTCTATATAGAATCTTATCATCTATCTTAAACTCATATTCCGACTCTGGTTTAAAACAGACTTTATTCCCTTTTTTAACACCTAAATCAGTTAGTTCAGGATTAGTTATTTCTACTGTTCCTGTAAGAGCTTGATGTCTATCGTTGTTAAATATAATAGATTCTTCTTTAGAAGAAGGTTTTATAAAACAGTAATCTAAGTGAGACTTCCATTTTCCATTTTGCTGATACATAAAAAACTGAGTGGGTTCCACTATAAACAAATTGTCTTTTAAAAAACTTCTTCCGCTCTTCTCTCTACCCTTCATATCATTATAATACTTAAAAACATTGTGGTGAACTACCAATATGTCACCAACTTTTACGTCACCATCATAATTGATTGGAGTAGCTACTACATTGGCAAATCGATTAGAAACAGTATGATCTTCTTTAGATGAGCTTGTAATAAAGTCAACTTCTCCTATTTTTTTCACATTATCGTACCGAGTGTCATTAACCGGAGTTACAATAAAACCAAAAGGTGACTTCATACTAAAAATTGATATTGTATTCTACAGATACTGGAATAGTTGAATTGAAACTTTTCCAAAGAACAATCTCATTATCTTTAATAATCCAAATCTTAAAACAATTCTTTTCGTCTCGTATGTGATGTATAGTGTACTTACCTCCTAAGACATCTTGCCCAACTAGGTAGTGCATAGCCCCAGACTTATAGTCAGGACCAATTGATATTTTTCTGATTTCCATTTCATTTGATTTTAAGTAGAATAAAAGTGCATTGCAACTCTATTATTAGAAGCAGAAGTATCTGATAAAGAATCGCTTAATGTTCCTGGCGAGGCATTATAACCAGCCTTAGAAACAGCTAAGTTAGCTTCTGAATGACCATCTGCTATACCAATTATTCTTGTAGTTGTATTGGTTGAAGTATATATTACTATTTTTTGACCTGCCGTTAAAGTAATAGCCTCATCAAAAGTTATAGTGTTGATTCCAGCTACTAAAGTACCTGATGTTTTAGACTCTAAAAGAGTAGCAGCTCCTGGGTTGGTTATCGTTCCACTGTATACTGCAATAGTTATTACTGGAGTCCCTACAGTTGCAGATGCTCTAAATATGTCTACTGAATTAATACTTACATCAACATCACATACTGACTGAACTAGAAGTGTTTGAGCTGTAGCAGAAAACCCAGTAGAAGAGTAAATAGATAGAGGTGTAAATCCTGTATCTATAGCAGACCCACCCGTAGCATAATTAGGTATATTCAATATTCCTGCAGAAAAAGTAGCATCTTCAGTTGTTCCGGTTGTGGTTATCGAAAATGGATCTCCCCAAGAAGCAGTAGTTCCATTAGACTTTAAAACACTGTGATTAGTTCCTATAGTTAAAGTAGTTGTGTCATTATTAGAACTTCCTAAAAACATACTACCCTCATTAAGGTTTGGAGTTGCATTAGTTCTAAAAGCACCTAGTACTGTAAGGGCGCCACCAGATCCACCTTTTATTACTTTACCAATTTTTTGAATAAGGTTAGCTTCGGTTCTTGGGGCCGAACTTTTAAAAGATCCTGCAGCTACATCACTAACATATAATTCATCTCCAGTAGTAAAACCTGTTAAGTTTAACCCTGTTAACTCACCAGAAGTGATGACCTCACCTAAAGTACTTGGGTCTATGTCTTCTTTAATGATTCCTATAGCAGACATTGTAGAAGCACTATTTGCTTGAGCTAATTCAATATAAGGATTGTCTCCATTATTACCACCTGGTAAATACACCACTTGTCCTTTTGATAAAACACCTGCTGTATTATTAAATACTTTTTGTAATACTGCCCCGTTAATATCTCCTTCAAATTGTTGTGTAGTAGATACAAATCCACCGTTGTAAGATATATTACCACTACCATCATCTGTCCACAAAGTAGAAGCGCTTGCGTTTATGATAGCTGTACTAGATCCAGGTGCTGTAACAACAGAAATATTAGAGTTAAAGTTTAAAGTGTCTATACCTGTTATTGAGGATCCTCCACTATCTTGAACTGAAATATCTGGGTTTCCAAACTCTAAAGCTGTTGCACCTGTATTTACCTTTAATATTTGACCAGCGGTTCCAAGAGCTGTTAATCCTGTTCCTCCGTTAGCCACAGCTAAAGTACCGCCTAATGTAAATGTTCCTGTTGTAGTTATTGGGTTTGTAGTATCACTTGTTATAGTAATACCAGTGGTACCACCATCTAAGCCAACACTAGTAACTGTACCTGATCCTGATCCTGAATATAAATTAGCTATACTTTGTAAGGTAAAAGTTTTAGTGGCGTTATCGCCAGAAACATCTGTTCCAATTACTAAATCTCCCCCCGCAGGACTTG